TTGTATAGGTCTTGTATCATCAACAACCTCCTCATAGGTTATTCTGTTTACTCGGTTATCATATGATATACCAAGATATTCCCAATTTATACTCTTTTCTCCCAACTTGTCAAGGATAGATTGTTCAAGAGAAATAGCATTATCTTCAGCTAATATATTAAATTTAGCATGATGATCATACGCCCATATAGTTATTAGGAATTTTTTCATTATTCTACTTTCTTTTTGCAATGTGGCCGAACTATGTCCGGCCACAAAATTATTTAGATTACGCTGCTCCTGGTGATCCGAAGATACCTCTAGGGTCTGAGAATCCAAAAGAATATCTCTCTCTAGCTTTGTATCTTACGTTTCCAGTATCGAAGTCACCTTCCATTGCAGTTTTGATTGGTGCTCTAACGAACATTTTTAATCCGTTAGGAACATCAGTCTTAATGAAAAACGCATCAGTATCAGTTAAGTAATGGTTCACAGTATAACCCTGTGGAATCATTCCCATGCTACCAATTGCATTGATATCATTATCTGCAGTTCCAGTTCTTCCTGCTGTCTTCATAAGTCTTTCAGCAGTAAATTGAAGCGCTGAAGGAATTATCATTTTAACTCCTTTTGCTGCAATTTTTAGACCTCTTTCATCAGTAAGTGCTGCAATGTCAATTAACGACTGCTCTAACGATGTTTCGTTTAAGTCAGCTGCAGTTGACAATTCATTTCTGAATGTTCCAGCAACGATTGGGTGGTCAGTAGCACAAAGCTCCTTACCATCACCACCTGTGAAAGACGAGCTAAACGCATTGTTTAACACGTTTGCTGCTTTAACTTGTTTTGAGTTAGCCATAGATCTAGCTAACGCTTTTGTATATCTAGACGCAAGTCTGTCATACAAGTTATCTTCAATCGCTTCTTCAGTGATTGAGAACGCTAAAGCAAGCGTTTCATGTGTGTATCTAGCAGTGAAAGTTTCTTGTGCTGTATCAAAGTTTACACTTGATCCTTCAGGTTTAACTGAAGCATTAGCGAAACCAGATAACATCACTTCTTCTTCAAAAGCTCTGTCAGAATTTTCGATATCGAAAATTTGAGTGTGCTCATCTGCATAGTTTTGGTATTCCAGGCCGAATAGTGCATTCAATCCTGGCTCTAACTCTTTTACGAGTTGTGATCGTGATATTGCCATAATTTATCTCCTATTCTAAAATTATACGCCTGTTGTTAATTTAAATACATGTTCACCAGTATTGAATACAACATATGCATTCACATTTGCTGAACTTGCATCACTATTTTCTGGATCTTTTGATAGTCCAATTTGTTTGAAACCACCTGATGTTCCAGAAGTTGATGTATCTAACTCTGAAGTTGATTGACCAGAAAGAGTGCTTCCTGCTACTCCTGTAAAATCAAAAGCTGAGTTATTCATCGCCGCTGTTCCAGTACCATCATGCTGTACTTCATACACAATGTATGGATCTACATGCACTGAAGCTACAATATCCGAAGCGTTTGTGCTTGCTGGATAAAAAGCTTTAAAGGTTGGTTTGCTTGTTGATGGATCAGTGAAAAAAACACCAGCGAAAACACCTAATTGTTGTGTGTCTCCAGCTGCTGCTGGTTCAATGCCACCCGCTGCTACTGCTTCAACCACTTGTCCAGTAAAAATACTATTTCCGTGGTTTGCCGCTATAGCATATTCTTCCGTTCTAATTTGTCCACCTGTAAGATGTCTTGTAGGTTTGAAACCGAACGCCGCGTCTTTGTTAGCCATAGTTTTATCTCCTTATGTACCTGCCCCAAAGGGCCTCCAGTACGATTTAATTTATTCGTTGGTAAGAATTGTTAAAAAATTAACTTTTCTTTGTACCACCGAAGGTTACACGAGTCTGTCGATCATTATTGATCGGCATACTTGGATGCTGTTCCTTCATTAAATCGTTATCTATCGCGTCGTTTCGATCTTGAGTTTGTTGTGCAAAATATTCTTTGCGCGATTCAACAATTTCGTCCGGTATCCTTGCCAGCAAAAGGCCGCCAACTCCGATAACCCCTTTGTATTTCCCGTCAACAATAGTTGGATAATCTATATCAGAATATTCATCAGCTCTTACTAATTCGTATCCTGATCTTAACTTAGCCGACATGTTTGATGTATCATCAAAACCCATCGATTCAGCTCTTATCCACCTGTGTTTAAAACCATCTGGTGCGGGTGGAGCATCTAAAGATGATGGTGGAGTCCAAACTTTTTTCTGTGGTTTAACCTTGGTTTGGCTCGCACGGGAGTCTATTTTTTTATCTGTCATATGCTTATCTCTCCTTCGTGATATTTAATTGTTTCGCATAAAGTTCTAGTGGCACACCTAATTTTTTAGCAATTGTTACTTGAGACGGCGTGAGTCTCACGGTTTTCTGCGACTTGTTATTTACACTTCGCTTTGCTGAAGCTACTGTTTGTGTGGGCTTTGTCGATGCCGTTGGTTCAGTAGTATCAAATTTATGCGGAAAGTCAAGTCTCATACGTTTATCAATCTCTTTGTAATACTCATCAGATTGCGCATCAAACCCTTCTTCTTCTGTTAGTTTTTTATGTAAGTCAAATGCAGTGTAAGTCATTGCATTATCTGATCCAAACCATGGGTTTTTCTCTGCCCACTCCTCTGCTTTTGGATCTGGTGCCGTAGATTTTGGAGCTATAGCTTGATCTAAAGTTGGAGTCTTAACAGGTTCTTTTGGTTCTGCTTCAGCTTTTTTCTTTAGATTAGCAACTCTTGCTTCTTCTACACCTAATCTTGCGATCATTTTTTGTGCTTCTACTTCAGCAGCGATATCTCCAGCTTCTCTTGCTCTTGCTAACGCAGCTTGAGCCGCTTGTAATCCAGATGTTACTCTGCCTTCCATTGCACTTACATAGTTAGGTTCTATAGTTTTTAACTTAGACTGCAAACTTTCTTGTTCAGCTTTAACTCCTTTAGCGTATTCTAAAGCAGCTTCTTTTTGACGTTCTGCTTCACGCCATTTTTTAGTTAACTTAGCAATTCTTTTTTGCACTCCGTCACTATATTCTTCTAATTCTTTTTTCTTGTCTTCTGTTTCTTCTTTTACTTCTGGCTCTTTTGTTTCTTCAACTTTTATTTCTTCTTTAGTTTCTTCGACTTGTATTGTTTCCTTTGGTTCTTCTTGTTTTGTTTCTTGCTCAAGATTAACTTCTACTTCCGGTCCGGAAGTATCTATGTCAACCATGGGTTCATTTTTCTTTTCTTCTTCTGGCATAGTTTACTCCTTCTATGTTTTAATATTGATGAAATATATCTTCAGGGTTTTCGATGGTTGCTAAAATTTCATCATCATTTAACAATCTAACTTCCCCACCATCTATCTGTATTCTTGATCCAGCATATCTTGCAAAGATAACCCAATCACCTTTTTTACACCAAGGTCCTTCTGGGTATCTATCTTTATCATAACAATGTGGACCTACTTTTAAAACCATTCCACAATTAGATCCAACTTGTTGTCGTTCTAATGTTTCTTGTCCTAAATATAATCCACCTTTAGTTTTCTCTCTCATTTTAAAAGGTAAAACTAAAAGTCTCCAACCGGTTGGTTGTGGTAATTTACTATCCTCTGTTTTTGATAAATCTTTTTCTGGTTTTTTTTCAGCTTCTATTTTATTCAATAGTGCTGGTTTAAGTTTTGGGACCTCTTCTGTTGAGGTCGATAACGGTTCCTTGTTCATCTTTTTGCTCCTTATTGTCTAGCAGGTTAGAGATTTCCTGTAACATTAATTGATATGTTCTTGCTTGTCCTAACATATACTGATATTTTTCCATATTGTCAACACCACCACTTATTAGAATGTCGCCAACTTTTTGTAAGTTGTCTCTTATTAGTTTTTGTATTTTTGATACAATTGTTAATCCATCTTCCATTATATTTTCCTTTCTATTCTAAAAGTTTCTAAAGCTTCTAGTTTTTCTTCTGCGTCTGCTATTCTTTGTAATTGTTTATCTACTTCTTCAATATGTTGTGGATGCTCTCCAATACCTACT